TGGGCTCTTTGGCCTGCTCGAGCATGTCCTCGGCTGGTTGAGGTATTCCCGGCGGCGGCGGCGGTGGCTGCTGCATCTGCTGGGCCTGCTGGACCTGCTGCCCGTATTGCTGCCAGACCTGCGCCCCCTGCTGGACCATCTGGACCTGCGCTTTGGTCATCAACGGAACCCCGGACATCTTCTGGATCACCGGCAACTCGAAGTGCTGGCCGATGATCGCACTCATATGCAAGAGGATCTGCCGGATATACCTCTGCACATCCCTCTGCCGTTCGCGGATGCGCACCCCGGAGAACTGCGACTTGAGCTGCTGTGCGCCCAAGGTCTCGTTGGGGTCCGACTGCCCCCGGATGATGTCCGAGATGCCGGTGACCTCGTACATCGACTCAATCGCTCGCGCCCGGTTCTCATGGCACTGCACCAGAACCTTCACGATCTGATCGACCGGGAACCATGCCACGAGGTTCTGGCCACCTCCCCGCTCACCCAGCATCGCCCAGTTCTCGATAGGGATCATGTCGGCGTCGTTGGCATTGTCCATCATCTGCTTCACAGACGACATATCCGCCGGGTACAGACCGCGAACCCTAAGAGAACGTCCCAGCACGTAGATCCGCTGGGTGTACATGTCGATTTCATCCACCTGATCCTGGTACTGATCCAGATCCGGAACGGGATTCGTGCTGTCCGTCGCCGTCGTGGCAAACAGCGGACGCGGAATCGGGAAGAAGTCCTCGAAGTTCACCGGCGGGTCGTACACACCGAGAGGCCCGGACGTGTAGCCCGTGCTGATGTGGATCACCTTCTTCTGCTTGCTATCCCAGATGCACCACACAGTCGCCTTCGACATCGAGTCATCGGCGTCCTTGCTGGCCTTGTGATCCAACGCAATCAAGGCCCCGATCTTCTGCCCATATGCCTTCTTTACTTCATCGCGAGTGAGGTAACTTACATAGCCCCACCACCACACCTCCTGCCAGAACCTCGCCGGGTTCGTCAGCTGGTCCTTCCAATGAACGTACCTTAGCCGCGCCTCCTGCCAGCCGACCTGATCGCCCTCGACCTGGGGGATGTATTCCACCATCGAACAGGCATAGCCAGGCAGCAGCAGGTTCTCGATGTCCTGGTTCAGCACATGGTCGAAGTCCTGCATGTCCAGCGTGTTAGCCAGGACACGCTCGAGGACAATCGCAGCCCATCTCCCCACCGGATCCTTGTCCTTGTTCCTCCGAGTCACGTTCGGCTTGGGCGTATTGGCATACAGAATGGGCTTCTGGGTCTGCACGTTGGCCCACACGAAGTTCATCCGCTTCTGGCCCATCGCCACCGTAGGTGCGCTGCTACTTATCTCCTGCTTCTTGTTCTTGTACCTTCGGACGATCTGATCGCCCCTCGCCCTCCATTGCTTGACCTTCTTCGTGGCGAACTCGATCTGGGCCAACCAGAACGATGCAAGCTGCTCGGGCGTCTGCTCCAGCGAGTCGGTCTTGCCCGGTATAGGCTGCTCGGAGTTTGGGGCTATAGACTGCCCGGTCGCGTCAGCCATTCCGCTTCCTCTCCCGATATGCCTTCGCACGCTCCGCAGCCGTCAGCGCATCCGGCTTCCTCGGCCTGCCGACTTTCCGTGACGCCGCCCTGATTTCCGTGACGGTACGCGGAGTTTTCGTGACGCGCTCGATTGGATCGCCCTTCACCTTGATCATCAGAACCGTCCCCGCGCATGGTCGCGCCAGATATCATCTACCGTCGGTGCCCCTCTCGGGTTCGCTCCGCCGATCGTCAATCCGGGGAACTGCGGTGCAGGTTTGGGCTGGTCGTCGCTCACCCACGGCCGCGACATGCAGGCATACCGACACTCATCCGGGGCATGGTCCTCCGCATCCGTATCAACATCTTCGGGCCTGTTGGCGTCATGCTGCAGCGCAGGAAGCGTGCGTATCAGTGCCGTGCAAGTGTCGAAGACATACAACATCGGCCTACCCTCGGAGCCAATCAACCTACCCCTTAGCTGATCCCACCCACCCATTGCGCCCCGAGGTCCTACCCGCTTGTTATCCGCCGGCCGGAAGCCCTTGGCCCCACCCATGATAAGACGCTCGGCAATGGACGGCCCGCCATCAGAGGCAAAGGCCGCCGGATCAAGCACGCCATAGGTTATATGCTCCCTCTCCAAGCCGACCGTTTCACGTGAAACAATGCCTTCCCCAACCTCGTTGGCAGGCATCCTCAAGCCCACGTTCGGCTCGTTCGGCTTCTGCCCATACCACTCGCGGTAACGGATCAGCGCACCTCGAGGAAACTGCGCCAGCGTGCCATCGCTGATCGCCCACCAGCCCACACTGAAGGGCTTCGCAGATCCCCAGTCCATTGACCTGAAGCGCGTCCAGTCCTTCGGTAGCGTCAGGGGCCGTACCACGTGCTTTTGCGTATCCCACTCGGGGAAGAAGGCTCCCGCAATGACACTCCAGTCACCCTCAAGCCAAGCTCTGACAAGCTCCGCGTTACCGCTGAGATGGAGATTGGCGACGTATTCGGGGCCAAGGTAGCGATTATCGTGAAGACGGCTGGGGATGTAGACGCGGTCGCGCTTAACTGTCTTTCCATCGAACGGATTCGTGAACTCACTGGTGATGATCTCCCATCCAAGTGGTGCAGGATCGATGTATCTCGCCTTGACCCATTGATGCCCAGGCCCACCAGGGTTACCCGTCGCCCTAAAGCCACATGGCACGCCAACGCCCGAACGTAGCGTGGCCATCAGCTTCATTATCGGAACAGGGCTCGGGAAGTTGCCGATCTCCTCGATGTAAACCCGTGTGTAGCTGTGACCTTGGTAGCCGTCTGCGTCAGCGTCGCGCTCGAGATATGCGAATCTCAGTCGCGCTCCGTTGGGGAACCGCCAGAGCTTGTCCTGCTCGTGATACTTAGCGCCAAGAGGTCGGTATATCTGCTTAGATCGCTCGATTGTTTCCGTAAGCTGGACCAGTGTTCGTCGGACCATGAGGCCAATGGCGTGCTCACCGTATAGATCAGCGTGTGAAGCCCATTCACCGAGCGCGCCGTCAGTTTTACCTCCACCTCTAGCTCCGCCATAGAACACCTCAAATACTGGACATGCGATCAATGCAGCCTGCTGCCGCTGCGGCTCCCAGATGACCTTGATGGGCCGGCCGTCAGGCATCGTCAGGCCATGGCGATGTGTGGGGACGGCTAGCGTGATAGGCGGCCATCGCTTCTGGGTCAGGCTCGGCGTCTACCTCAAGAATAGCCACCCGCTGCGGCTGCGTGCCGTCCCAATAGATCACCCTTGTTTCGTGCGGATACTGCACTTGCCCGCCGTAACCTCGCGATTGCAGAAATGCTACGACCTCCTGCAGAAGATGGGTTTTGCCTGCACCCTTTGGGCCTTGCACGCGAATAGTAATAGCCATCAGTGAGGCTTGGGCGTGTAGGTAGTGCGCCAGTCCTCTGGGTTCTCGGCCGGCGCCGGTGATCTGATGACGTTACGCTCGTCCGTTACCGCAACGTCAACGCTCTGCTGGGGCTTGCCATCCAGGCGGTCTGCAATCTCTTTGATGGCCTGCACATCGCCGCCAAGTCCTGAATGAATGAGCTTTTCAGCCAATGCGCGCAGCCTCGGCTTGCCGTTGTCTGTGTCCATCACAGCGAGGCGCAAAGCATCTCTGAATGCCTTATCGCTCCATGGTCCCTTTGGTCTGTGTGGTCTTGCCATTTACTGCGCGCTAACCTATTGAAATTTTGGGAGTAAACAGAAGGCTACCGTACAAAGAATGAAATGGTGTGGCGTCTCCGGGCGGGGATGGCCATGCCTCCGCTACAATGCGTGCAAACTCAGCCTGCATCTGTGACTTTTTAGGTCGCTGCGCGCGATATTGCGCTAATCCGATGTCCTCATGCGAGGCAATAATCCTCACTGCTTCGCGCGCCATTGCATTGATGTCCCAAACCTCGGGCATCAGGAACTTAGCCGAGACGCGCATAAGCGATGGTGCTGCAACGATAGCGGGCGCGGCAAACAATAGGCTGCGCAGGATGTTACGGCGGAGCATCAGCTATCCAAAGGGATGTGGTGTCTGTCGATCTCGCGTTTCTCGAGCATGGCTACCATTAACTGCATTTCTTGTAGCATCTTTTCAAACAGGCGTTCCCAGTCTTCTGCGGTGGCGTTGTCTGGCAGGATGGGGATGTCGATAACCATCATTTCTTCTGCAGCATCTTGGCGATCTTGCTGTCCTTGCCCTTGGCCATGTCGGCCTGGACAAACTCATCAGCAACACTCGGCTTGATGCCTGCCTTGGCCGCGAACTTGGGATCGTGGGCCGCAGCTTCCATGAAGCGGTGCTGTTTTGCGCTGACTGAGGGCAAATCTAGCCTCCTTTGAGGAGATTAGACCTAGCTATTGGGTTTGGCAACCTTTTGGAAGCATGTCGCCTCTTCGAGTAAATTGCGGATCAACTCCGCCCGCGAACGGTAGCCACGCTTGGCGCGCAGCAATTCCAGCTTGGCCAGCAAGGCCGGCTCAACCTGCTTAACAATGATGTCCTTGGCCTTTTCCATCCTGCAGATATAACACGATTAGCGCGGGATAGCTAGGGCTAAAATAGCAATAATATCAAGATAGCGCTTGCTATCCCTGATCCCTTGGCCTATCTTCGGGACATCGAAACGGAGAAACCAAATGCTTGATATTCGCAAGGACTTCTCAAACGTCGGAATGGGTATCTCGGTCGCCGGCGGTTACGTCCAGATCTCTGGCAAGGATTGCTGGGTTGCCTTTCTCGCCACCTCCGAAGACGAAGGAAAGCGGGTTACCGGACGCAAGAGCGGAAAGCGCGGCATGTGGCATGTCTCCGCCTCTTATCACGACGGCAAGGAAAACCATCGCGTTACCATCAGCCGCCGTGATTGCTTCCGCGTTGAGGCCGCTGAGCAGGCCGCCGCTGAACTCGTTACGTATCTCTCACGCTAACATCGAAAGGCAAACCAAAATGCCCGCAACTTCAACGCGGATAACGGCCTTAGCACCATGGGTCCCTACGGCCCCGCATATCTCCGTTAACCTGTCTCATCGAAAGGGGAAGACATCATGACATACGCAACAATTAATGGTCGCAGCTATTATAGCTATTCCCATCATACCAGCCGCGAACGCGCCGAAGATGCGCTAGAGCATTATTTTGCGACGGGCGAGGTATGCGAGGCCGAACGCCCAGAAGTTGTGCGGACTGTAGTTGATTGGGCTGTCATGTTTCCGTGCGACTGACTCTCTCGCCCAAGGGGAGGGCATCCCCTTGTTTTGAGTGCCAGCCTATTGCGCTGCAACCCTCTGGGCCAGTTCATCATCCAATAGCGTGCAGAGCTCCTTAACCACGCTTCCCCAGTCATGGGGCGTCGGTTGCCGCAGCAACGTCATCGATTCGTACCATGGCGTCGAATCCCCTAGACCGGGATAAGGCCAACCACCGCGACAGGACAACAGCCCGACGCAATCCAGTCCCATCGCACCAGCGAGATGCAGCGGCGCCGTATCGACGCTTACAATGAGATCCATTTCTTTCATGAACAATGCAAGGTCGTTAAAGTCCATGGTTCGCGCGGCGAGGTCATAGAGCAGATATTGCGCGCCGATGCGTTCAATCTCCTGCGTCCCCCCGGCCTGCAGGCTGTAAAGGGTAACTCCGGGAATATCCCCCAACGGCAATAGCTGCTCGAGCGGGATGGACTTCTGCAGGCCATGGATGCCCGCGTTCGGCTGGCTGGTGTCCACAATCCCAGATTTTGACCGCCAGACCAAACCAACCTTGAGTCTGGTATCTGGGTCCACTGGACAATCGAACTTGCCCAGCGGGGAAATATAGGGCTTGTCGAACGTCATTTCGCTGATTGAAAGACGATGCGGCAGGCTCATGATGGGGAGATAGTAATCACATGGGGGTAAGGGTTCGTTGGTATTGTAGACGGGGCATTCAAATGAAGCCGCGAACAGCTTCACCAGGGCGCTCGGCATACCGACGCAGACCTGATCCGCTGGTAGGTGATTGATCCACCGGCTGTGCGCTATCGCATCGCCATAGCCCTGTTCGTGATGGATCGCGACGCGCTTGCCTTCCAAGGGTTCGCCTTTCCAGATCGGCATTGGAGGCGTGCCCCAGTCGGTCATTTCCAGACGCGCTTCTCGTAATTCAAAGCCTTCCTTCCAGCGCTGGGCCGACAGCATCGCCTGTCCTCGGCAATCTCTAGCGTAAGGCGTAATGCAGATCCTCCGGTCGAAGTAATGCAGCGCTTTCTCGGGCAACCCCATATCTAAATACAAACAGCCCATCACGAATTGGGCCTTATCGAACATCCCGTGACGACAGGCATGGTTGAGCTCCACTAGTGCCTCGTCAAACTCCCAGATGCGGCGGAGATTATCTGCAAGGTTGACGCGGATGTCGTGGCGGTTGGGGTCGAGCTCGAGCGCCTTGCGGAAGTTATGGATGGCCCCCTGGAACTGCGCTGCCTCATGGCATCTGGCCCCGATTACGTTCCATTCATTTACGTTCAGTTGCATGTTGTTTCTTCCTTAAGAACGGCTATCGCAGCGCGGGCCTGCTTCTCCCGCGCCCTCCATAGAGGATACCTTTCGCCTTCCGGCATCTGCACGCCGAGCCCATAGCCTTCCGCGTCGGGGTCCACGCCATCGGCAATGCAAATCGCGCGGGCAACACACTCAATCACTGACATAGGAACACCGCCAATTCAGAATGGTTGTGATAGCGCAAG